CTCTTCAGATGCATATTCAATCACACTTGGGTTTCTATCACACCATTGCATAAACTTAAGTTCCCAAGAACTTCTGTAGATAATGTTGCGAACATCACCTTTATATTTTTCGGGATTTTGAGGATGAAATCTTCCTTGATTATACTTTGAATCGCGAGGCATGTTCCTACTTCTTGACTACATAATATATCAGTATAAGTATTTATAGATGGCAGTTCCTTCTGGTACAGTAATACCGACGAAAAAAAAGTTATCTGATATAAAACATAAGTTATTGCGTCCAGCACTTACATCACATTTTTATTGCCAGTTTAATCCTCCTGTTAATGTAAGAGATTATCTTGCAGAAAATAAACAATTTATTTATGATGCCGAATTTATATCACTATCTTGTTCCGAGGCATCTCTTCCTGGTTCTTCGTTACAAACAAATGAAATTAATGATGATTATACTGGAGTAACTGAAAGATTAGCATACCGTAGGCAATATGACGATCGTGCTGATTTTACTTTTTATGTAGATCATGGGATTGGTGGCCAGAATAGAAATTATATTGGCGATTATAATAGTATTTGGTTCTTTGAACAATGGGTTGCATATATTGCAAATGAACAAAAGGCAACCGGAATAGATGGGAGCAATTATAACTATAGATTTAGATTTCCTGGAACAAACGGAGGAGGATATCGTTCTCCTGCACTTTATATTACTAAATTTGAAAGAGATTTTGAAGGAAGTGCATTAACTTATAGGTTTATTGATGCATACCCAATTTCAATCAATTCTATGCCTGTTTCTTATGAATCTTCTGAACTCTTAAAATGTACAGTTTCTTTCACTTATACCAGGTATGTTGTGGATAGAGGTGTTATGCCTCCAGTACCTGATGGAGAATTGGGTCCTGTCGGGAAACCAAGAAATTCTGAATATTATGGTCCTGGTTTTCCTGGAGATGAAGCGCAGAAGAACCGGCAGACGGAGATAGATCGGTATATACAACAGATAGACGGTGATTTGCGAAAGCCAAATCAAAATAGATAGATTGTTTTATTTTTCCATTCATAAATAACTCAATAATCAACAATTAAATTGAAAAAATGGTATTGCCTCGTATTTCTACACCAACTTATGAACTTGAGTTGCCATCAACAGGACAAAAAATCAAATACAGACCATTTCTGGTAAGAGAAGAAAAACTTCTTGTTATTGCTATGGAATCGGAAGATACCAAACAGATTACTACTGCAATCAAAACAGTTATCAAAAACTGTATTGAAACGAAGAATATCAAAATAGAAACCTTACCAACCTTTGATATTGAGTTCTTGTTTCTCAATATTCGTGGCAAATCAGTTGGAGAAGATATTGGGGTCAATATTATCTGCCCCGACGATGAAGAAACTTCAGTTCCAGTAACGATTAATGTTGATGATATTAAAGTTCAAAAAAACGAAGAGCACAATAAGCAAATTAAACTTGATGATTCCATTATGATGGAAATGAAATACCCATCATTGGAACAGTTTATTAAGAGTAATTTTGATTTTACTGCTGAAAGTACAATGGATCAATCTTTTGATATGATTTCATCTTGTATTGACAAAATCTATACTGAAGACGAGGTATGGTCTGCTGCTGATGTAACCAAAAAGGAACTCACTGAATTTATGGATCAAATGAATACCACTCAATTTAAGAAAATTGAGAAGTTCTTTGAAACAATGCCAAAACTGTCTCACACAATTAAAGTAACAAATCCAAAAACAAAAGTTGAAAGTGAAGTTATTCTTGAAGGGTTAGCAAGTTTTTTCGCATAGGAATGATCCATATGGATCTTGAAAACTACTTTAAACTTAATTTTGCTTTAATTCAATATCATAAATATTCATTAACAGAGATTGAAAATCTTATGCCTTGGGAGCGAGACATTTACGTTTCTCTTCTAAAGAATCATTTAGAGGAAGAAGAACTCAAGCAGAAACAATCTAATGGCGGATAATTTAAATTCATCAAATAAAAAAATATCAACATCCGCATTTTTTGGTGAAGATAAAGTAGAAAAGTACCGACAGGAATTAATTGGTGATGGCAAAATTCCTGGTACTGATTCAAATGCAACGCCAGAAGAAAGGCGTCAAGGATTTAATCTTTATAGAAAAAATAAAATAGACTTTAAAACTTTTGTAGAGAAAGTTTTAATGAAAAAAGACTCTGTTTTATATGGTGAAGACGATAAAAAAATAGACCGGGGTGGTGCTCTTATTAAAGCACCTCCGACAGATTTGGCAATTGTCAAAAAGAAACCAGAAGAAGCAAAAATAGAGCAACCAAAGAATGGTCTTGATGAAATAATCAAAATTCTCAATTCAATTCTAAAAACACTACAAGGTCAATTTAAAGTTGATAAAAAACAAAGTGATAGTATTAGAAAACAAGAAGAAGGTGATAAAAGAACTAAAAGAGAGGAAGGATTAGAAGGTTTTAAAAAGGGAATATCTGCAGTATCAGGTGTTGCAAAAAAAATACTTGCACCATTTCAGAGTATTATAGATCGCATTTGGAAATTTATATTCTTTACATTACTTGGTAGAGCATTCACCCAATTGATGGATTGGTTGGGTGATCCTGCCAATAAAAAGAAAATAGATCTTCTCGGCAGATTTATAAAAGATTGGTGGCCTACTTTATTGGGTGCTGCTGTTCTTTTCTTCACTCCATTTGGGAAATTTGTTAGAGGTACTTTAGGTATCGTTGGGTCCTTTGCAGGAAGATTGGTCAAATTGATCCCACAGATTGCGAATGCTATCAAAGGATTGGCATTAAATCCTTGGGTTGCAGTTCCGGCAGCTATTGCAGGAGCAGCTATAGTTGCGAATGAGATTACAGGACAAAGAAAAGCAGCTTCTGTTCAAGCACAGAATAAAGCAAGAGCACAAACTGGAAAGGGATTGGGTGTTCAGGGAACTGACACTATGACCGATAAGGTTCCTACTGTTGGAAATACGGGTGCAACAACACCTTATGGGTTATTACAACCGTTAGCAAACGGTGGAACTGTAATGAATGGATTGATTCCTAGATTTACTCTTGGTGGTATTACTCCTTCTTTTGGGAATGGATATGGAGGAATAGACGGAAATACTGGTCAGACAGTATCTGGATTTGGTGTAGATACTCAAATGATTGTTGCACAACCAGGTGAGGTAGTAATCAATAAAAAAACTGCTGATGCCGTTGGTGCTGATACTTTTCTTGGATTGAATAGAAAATATGGAGGATCTGGGGCAAATAAACCAAAAATGAGCAAGGTTTATAGTACCGGTGGAATTGTTCAGAGATTTAATACTGGTGGAATGGTTGGTGGTGGATCTATACCTTCATCAAGACCTGGTGGTGGTGGATCTATACCTTCATCAAGACCTAGTGGAGGAAGATCTATACCTTCATCAAGACCTGGTGGAGGAAGATCTATACCTTCATCAAGACCTGGTGGAATGGTTGGTGGTGGATCTATACCTTC